CGAAGCTCTTTAGTTCACTCTAGACCTCCATCGGCTTTATAAACCTAAGAAACTTTCACTTAAAAATGCAGTGTAATCTACTACTAATAGGCAACGACCCAGACAAAGCACCCGCTACCCACCCCAGCTACTTGACTTACCGTCATGTCAACCCAATACTCCACGCAATGAGCAAGGTTTTGACCGCAGACGAAATCACTAGAGTTAGAGATGGCTACCGACGATCAGACTTTTCAGAGGAAGCGTTAATTAACGACTATCTCAGAGGAAACGTACCACATCATAAGATAGTAAAAGACGAACACTACACCCGAGCACTCTTAAAGACAACAGATCTTTTCAGACCTATACATACATATAGACCTGTCGCTTTTCCCGACTTAAGATACTACCCTTGGACCTTACCCACTTCAGCAGAAGCACCATACACCAACAGTGAATACTGGAAAGCTTACGTGAAGGAGAAATTCAATCGTGGCGAAATCAGTGATGCAAGAATCACATTTCACAATCTCTACAATGAGATTTTCAGACATAATCGAGAGAAAGTCCATCGCATCAAAGATGGAACATACGTCGACAGACACGGCAATGACCTAATGTACTGGAACCAGGCACACGCCCGTTCTCACCTTGTTGAAAAGGATGAGCCAGACAAAATCAGAATGGTTTTTGGCGTACCTAAACTTCTACTAATGGTAGAGGCTATGTTCCTATGGCCCCTGATAAATGATCTTTTATCAAGAGACAGTCCCATGTTATGGGGCTTCGAAACGCTTAGAGGCGGATGGTATGCAATGTACAATTGGTTCAGCAATAGACCAGATCACATTACGACCTACCTAGCCCTGGACTGGAAACAGTTCGACAAGCGCGCTCAATTTGAGTTAATCGACGATATGCATGATACAATTAGATCATACATTGACTTTGAAAACGGATACATTCCAACCAAGGATTATCCCGAGTCATCCACCAACCCGGACAGACTTAGAAGACTTTTCAAATGGATGACTGATGCTGTCAAAGGCACCCCAGACGTCCTACCTAACGGCGATACTTATCAAAGAACCTATGCTGGAATAGCATCTGGATACTTTGAAACTCAACTTCTAGACTCCATGGTTAACACACAAATGCTTAACACAGTCCTTTCCTCACTTGGAATTAACATTGACAAAATGTCAGTTAAAGTACAAGGAGACGACTCAATTATTGGACTAGTCGAAAGAATTCCTCCCGAAATGCACGATTCATTCCTAGATATGATCGCAGCGAAAGCAGAGCATTACTTTGGAGCCATTCTAAACACAAAGAAATCGAAAATTTCTAACTCCCTAGACGGTTTACCCCTGTTAGGATTTACCAACAAGAATGGTATACCTACAAGACCGCGAGATCAGCTACTAGCTAATCTCCTCTACCCAGAGAGGAAGTCAGATGAACCAAGACTGATGGCACGATGCGTAGGCATAGCTTATGCAAATTGTGGACATCACTCTTCTGTTTACAAGATATGTGAAGATACTTTCAGATATCTCGAAGAACAAGGCTACTCGCCTAACGCGAGTGGACTTCCACTACTAATTCAGACAATGTCTAATTGGCAGGAAGTTTTCACCAATGATGGTGACCTCAGATTTCCAACCTTCTACGATACATTTCGTAGACTAACGGAGATACCCAAGAGATCCGAGAGTCAGAGACAGAGAATGTGGCCAACAAACCACTTCTTGTCAACATATTAACAATCTTGTCCACCGAAAATGGATACGGTTTAATACTACAAG